GCCCCTTTCGGGGCCACCACGTTCAATTGGACACTCCAAGGAAGGAAGGCTATGATTAAGTCACGCAGCAGTCCAAACTTCACGTCTGCTTTAGGTGCATCTTATGATCGCAACCTAAATCAGTATACGTGGGCTTATCATCTCATGTCTTACATGAGTGAAAGAACGGACTCCGGTAATCATCCTGGTTGGTTCTACCAACAGGATGGTGGCGGTTACTTCGATCATCAATTGACCGAGTACCGCTCGCATGCAAGCCCTGTTGTTAAGGTAAGTGCCACCGCTGGTGGCTCAAATCCTTTCCTTAGCTACACAGGTTCTTTTGCCTGCTCCGTCCCCGCCAGTTCCATGCCTTTAGGCGATGGAACTCAGTGGGGTGCTGAGTTATACAAGCGGATGAAACCTACTAAGTTCGATTACTCCTTGTTTAACATGGTGTATGAACTTAAGGATCTCGCTGGTATGTTTCGAAACCTGCAAACGTTCTGGTCCATTCGGAACCGGAACCTCCTTGCTGAAGGCGGCTCTCGCTTCCTTGAGCAAGTGTTTGGCTGGAACCCTCTTGTTAATGACGTGCTAACGCTCGTCCAAAAACAACAGGATATCCTTAACAGGATCGAATGGCTTATTCGTAACCAGGGGAAATGGGTACCGCGTCGTGTGACGCTGTACGATAATCAAACCACTACGACGGGAGACTGGGTAAATGATTATGGGGCGTTGAATCCTATTCTAACGACCCAACATTATATAACCCAGCCCTCCTACCGTGACGTCCGTTATGTAAAAGACAAGATCTGGGCTACTGCTCAGTTCAAGTATTTTCTACCAGACGTGCCCGCGGGAATTACTCCCGAAGCCTACTTAAAACGTCGGCTTCGGGGCTTTCACCGCCTGACGATAGACCAAATTTATATGGCTATCCCTTGGTCGTGGTTGATCGACTGGTGTACTAACCTTGGCACTATTCTCCAGAATACAGATCCCGGCGTTGCGGACAGAGTTGCCGCTCGTCGGTATTATATTATGAGAGAACAGGAGGTCATTGTTACCCGCCATGCTCGCGCAGTGATGCGCGGGTATGGTGGCTCACCAGACGTCCCTGTCGAAGCCTTTGCCTGGCGGAGAGATCTTCACCAGACTCGAGGCGTCGGCCTTCCCTTCTATCCTGGTAATCCTAATGCGTTATCAGGTATGCAGTGGGGCATTCTAGGAGCACTTGGTGCTTCTAGACTTTAATCCGTCGGAGGGATGTCCCTCCTCTGACACCTTCTCTGACACGGTATCCAGTCCGTGCCGATAGACATTAAGAAAGAGAGCTTCCGATGCTTGCAGATCCTCAGAGTGTCACAATCAACGGCGTAGCGACGTCTTTGCCTCGTACCCAACAGGGTACGACGCAGAACATCTATACGTCTGCCGATGGTAACACATCGATGACCACGCGCCAGAATACAACTTCAACTCGCTTCCGTCGAGAGGTTCGCCTTTCGCAGAAGAAGATTGCAGCCGACCCAATCTCTGCGGTAAACAAAGAGATTGGCGTCTCCGTATATCTGGTTATCGATGAACCCCGTGCGGGTTTCACCGATACTGAGATCGGCTATCTGATCGATGCCTTGAAGGCTTGGTCAACTTCGACCAATTACAACAAGGTTCTCGGCGGCGAGTTTTAATCAACTCGCTATCAGATATAGCTCGGACGGTTCTTGTTCCCCATATAAATGAGGTGCAAGATGAAACGACCGACTATGCTCTACCAGGCATTGCTGTCTCAAATCAGCATTGACCTAAGAGTGTCCACTGAACGCGACCTGCAATATCTTACAGGTCGTTTTGAAAACGAGGGATTATCGTTTTTAACGATCTCCCTTCCGGAACTCTCTGACGCTTTAGAGTCAGGGATCGAGTCCGGGCGCTTCGCCTTGCCGATGGGTTTTAAACCTATACGGCGTGGTGGGACGCTCCCTGCATTTCTGCAAGGTTTGTTCAAGCGCGTTTTCAGTTTGGATGGTAGTCTACTGTCTGAGCCGTGCCCTGAGTCCATTTACTGGATTCGGCAGGTCTCTAGGTTTTATAAGAAACCTAAGATCGCTTGTGACCCTAGACGTGAGTCTGAGGCCATTCGCCGTTTCAAACAAGTAGAGGGTGAACTCAATGACGCAACGCAGACCGTTGAGAGAGAGGATAATATCCTCGATCTCGTGGCCCGAATACTATGGTCTTCAGTATTTTCTGAATTTGATGACCGTCGTATTGTTTGTGGTCATGGTCCTGGTGTCACTGCGGATCGTTATCTCTCTAACGAGAGACGTAGGATCCGATATTGGTACCAGAGGTTTGAGTCCAGCTTCCCAGTCGCCGACCACGCCTTCCATAACTATGGATACGCGTGGGACGGGGGGAGCGCCAACGGAGTCTCCGGAATAACATTCCTTGATGTGCACGAAGAACCTCCCGTTAGGGTTGTTTTCGTGCCAAAGACTCTGAAGGCCCCGCGAGTCATCGCAATTGAGCCATCTTCCATGCAATTCGTACAGCAGGGTTTATCCCGCTATATCGTTAGCATGATTGAGAGCTCTCCGCTTACGAAACATTCTGTTCGATTTTCGGATCAGACTGTCAATCGTAGACTCGCCTACAAAGCGTCTATCGATCGGTCGCTTGCGACCATTGACCTTTCAGATGCTTCGGACAGGGTCCATTTAGGACTCGTTCGACGTATCTTTAAGTCAAGTGGTATTCTCGAATATCTCGAGGACGCCAGATCGTTACACGCTAATTTACCTGATGGCTCTAATCTCGTGCTTCGGAAATATGCTTCAATGGGTTCAGCGTTATGCTTTCCCATTGAGGCTTGCGTATTCTATACGCTTATCCTCAGTGCGATTTTTTCGTCATCTGGTTTACGTCCAAGTTACCGCAACATAAAAGCGATTAGTCGCCGTGTTGCGGTATTCGGTGATGACCTTATAGTCCCCACCGAGTATGTGGACGTGGTGTCGTCTTACCTTGAGTCATACGCTTTGCGCGTGAATCGCCGCAAGTCTTTCTCGAATTCTGCATTCAGAGAAAGTTGCGGATCGGACTATTTTAATGGCTACTCGGTATTACCCGTATATGCCAGACAATTAGCTCCCGATAGGCGAGACGAGTGGACGCCGTCGCATATCATGTCGTGGCTTGCTACCGCCGATCAGTTTTATCTGAACGGATGTTGGCACGTCGCGCAATGTATACGTGACATCGTTGAGTCAGTGGTGGGTACTACGCTTCCTCGGGCGACTAAAGACGCTCCAGGTCTAGCGCATTACTCTCTGATCTATAACACGAAGCTAAGGTTTAATCCTAGGCTTCATGCCTTCGATCAGCGCCGCATCTGCTTCGTTCCTCTTAAACAGAAGGACAAAATCGATGGTAACGCCACTGCCTGCTTTAACAGGGTCTTTGAACACCAGCCTCTACTTCAAGGTTGGTCCAACGGTGGAATTGACCATGCTACGAAATGGCACGGTCTTTTACACCTACAGTCCGAATCGGACCGAATATTGGGCCAACGTATGGGTAGCCGACTTTCAGTTCGGGACCTCGTTACAGAGCCAGGAAGATTCCTGGAGGCGTGCGATACGTCAGATGAACAGCTTTCCTGGCTGGGAATACCAGTCGGAAGAGCTAGTCATCCTGTGTATACACGCTTTCCGGGAGATCTACAAAGAGTCTCTCCGAGAAGGATTGACTTCCACAATACCACAAAGCGTGGCGTCTTTGCTCTAAAACGCCAATGGGTCACGATTATCTCGTGACGTAGCTTCGGCTACTGTGAGGGGGGAGTAGGCAAAACTCCACGAGGGATGTCTGCTCAATGCAGTGCACCCCTCACCA